ATGCGGACCTCGTAGAGTTCCGCGTTTTCTCTTCCGATTCCGACAGAGGCGTCTGCAGGAACAGCACAGATCGAAACTTCGATGGGTGTCCAGCGGGTTAGCTCGAAGACATCCTCGTCCTCGTCCATCATCGGCATATCATCGTCATCGTCGTCATCGTCCTCGTCGTCGTCCATCATCGGCATCTCATCCCGTTTAAACTTGCGGAGGGAAACCGGGATGTAGCCGACGGAAACGTTGTTGCGGATTTTATCCTCGATATCGTTGAGGATTTCCTGTCCTAGCTCGGAGCGGGAAATCAGCGCCGTCGCGTAGGCCTTGCCGTCGCGGAGCTGATAATCGACGATACGCCCGATCTGCCGCTCCCAATTGTGGTTAAGCAAAAGGGGCACAGCCCCGGCATCGAGCCGGGAGGTATCGATGGCCCCAGGAGCGTGCGAAAGCACCTCGTAGCCGAAGGGGCGCTTAACCTTCGCCCGGGAAGCAAAGGAAAGGGAGACGGTACGCTTCTCCTTATCGATTTCGCCGGAATCGATCTTGCGAAATTGGAGAGGGAGTTTTAGCGGGGCCCGGTCGGGCGGCGGTTTATCCGAGGGATGTTTCTCCCGCCAAGTGTTAAGGCAAATAGCGACGTTCTGCTCGTTCGGGCGGTCCGGATTCTTGCTGACCTCATGCATGCAACGCTCCATGAAGTCGGTCTTCGACTCGCCATCTTTCGGCTTGGGAACCGGCATCTTAAAAAGAACTACTTCGCCTTAGCGGGCGGCTTTTTGGCGGCGGGCTTTTTCGGAGCCGGAGGAGCGGAGGGTTCTTCCTCCTCTTCCTCTTCCGGGGCGGCTTCCGGTGCCCCCGCCGGTTCGACTTCCGGGTTTTCCGCCGTGGACTGAGTCGGGCTCTTCGAAACCGGGTTGGTAAAGACGAGGCCCTTTTCCTCCTGGAGTTCCTTTTCCTCGGCGATTTCGTCGTAGACATCCTCTAGCTCTAGCCCCTGTTGCTCTAGCTCGCGGCGGCGGGTAGTTAAACCGCCGTCGATGGCATTAAGCGCGCTTTGCGTTTCCTTGACCGGGTCGACGAAAGGCCAGCCCCGCCCCGCCCAGCGGGTGTTCTTTACGATGAGGGTCTTTTGCGACATGAGCGCCCCGTTAATCTGCCCGGTTAGAATGCCGTAGGGGAGCCAGGCGGCGAAAACGTCCTGGAGACAATGATCGGCGTAGAAGGTCTGCAAGCCCCGCCAGGTCTCAATTTCGATATCCCGACCAAAGCGGGCGCTCGAATAGGAGATGCCCTCTAGATCGGAGGCCAGCGTATTGTACATGATACCCAAACCGGAGGCAATGCTCCGGAGAATCCCCTTCTTAAAATCGCCGTAGGTCTGGGGGCCGTTCTTCGGGTCGAACGGTTTAAAGCTCTTACCCGGCGGCAGATCGATAACTAGGCCGGGAACGATTTCCTCTACCGTTTCTCCCGTTTTGGTCTGGCCTTGTCCCTCGTAGGGTTGAGCATCCGGTGTAGACTCAAGATAACCCATCTTTGCCGCCGCCAAACGGTTACCAATGGCCGTGGCTTCCTCATATCGCTCCAGGGTCCGCATCTTCGTCATGACGGAGGCGAGCCAGGTGACCCCCCGCACCGAACTCATCCGGTCCGGTAGATAGATGTGAATAAGGTCGGCGGCGGGCACGTAATGCCGCTTCATGGGCACGTTCTCCGCCCAGGTCGAGGTTTGCGGATAATCGAGGAGGTGGTAGCCTAAGGGCTTCCCCCAATCGTTCATCTCGATGCCCATAACTACGCGTTTCGTCGGCCCCTCGGAGGAATTGTAATAAACGTCGAGGGAGTCGCACTCGATCATCTGGATAGCGAAGCGATGCTCGTTATCGTAGCCGCGCACGATCTGGAGGAGCACCTCCCCGTCGACAGCGAGGCGTTGGAGGACCATCTTATCCACCTCTAGCCCCGTCCACTTCGCCCTCACCTCATAATTTTCTTTCCTCCGATAATCCTTCCAGCCATCCTGCACCGCCCCGTTAAGCCGCTTATTTAGGTTCGGCCCTTTTAGGTTCGGCACCCTCGAAAAGAAGCGAATGCCGCCCGCCCCGAGCACATTATTGCATAGCTCCCGGTTAAAGCTCCGGACGTGAGGATTATTTCTTTCCAGGTCCCGGGCCCGAGCCCGTAGGATGCGGGAAGCGTGTAGGATTTCGTAACTTCCAGATGTCAGCCAAACCTGCCAATCGGCCTGGGTAAGGGTCGGGATAGCCGCGTCGTAACGGCGGAGTCGCACCGGGCCATCGAGGTCGAGCCGCTTAACCGTGCGGGGGGAAAGCTTTATCGTCTCTAACGCCCGTTCGACGGCCTCGATGTGCTTATCCCGCGCATTGCCGCCGAAGAGGTAATTGCCAATTTCGGAGAAGAAAGCCATTAGTTTAGAGATTGATAAAAACCGGTACGATACAGCGGGCCCGCGTATTACCGGAGCGCGCCTCCCGCTCGGCGGCTACCCGGGCATAGATGCCGTTCCGCACCGCCCAAAGGTCCTTAATGTTCCAAAGCTGGTACTGCTTCCCGCCGAAGCTGACCATGCTCGTGCGCTGGGAGAGCAGGGCGAGAAGGCAGGCGTCGGCGGCGGCTAGCTCCTTTTCGAGCGGGGAATTCGGATCGACCACCCAGTCCGGGTTAGCGATATCGTCGACGACGGTAACCGCCCCCTGATCTAAGGTGCGCCGGAGGGTACCGTTATCCACCGTAATCGCGTAGGAGGCCGGGCCCGGCGGCATGGTCAGGGTATCGATCGGCAAAATCACCCACTTAAAGGTGTCCCCCGCGACGGTAGCGACGGAACTTAGGCGGCTCGTGCCGGAGGCAAAGACGGTCGTCGCCGTCCAGGGGCCGTCGGCGGCGTCCGGCCCGGCGTACTTCGAGGAATAAAGACTGAATTCCCAGGAGTCTCCCCGCCGCATAGTGGGCGGAAAGATAACCGAGCTAGTCGCCGTTTCCGTGCCATATAGATAGTCATAAACGAGCATAAAAGGCGATTTTTCGGCAAAAAAGCCGATTCCTATCGATAACTACTCGCGCTCGAAGAGGGGGGTAGCTTCCGGGATGCCTTCGAGGATAAGCCGGAGATTCTCCCGCACCGCCTCCCATTGCCCGGCCCGGATGCGGGGCTCGTTGCCCGGCTTTACTAAAACGACGAGGTAGGGGGCTAGATCCTTCATAAGGAGGCAAAACTTCGAGAACTCCGCCGGGGTAAGGAAATTCGTGTAGCGGAGAAGGGGCAAGCCCTTCGTGCCCCGCAATCGCTCTAAATCGACCGGGCTATGCTTCTTCTCATTCCATAAGGCCCGCCGGATTTCGAGGAGGGTGAGGTCGTAAAGCTGCCGGGCCCGGCGGTGGCTAAGCCCGTAGACCTTCATGGCCGCGTCGGCGCACTCGCACCGCCGCATCTCGAACCCGGCATCGATAAAGGATTCGACGTACCAGCGCTGAGCCTCCCGCTCGAAGGGCTCGGTGCAGGGCGATTTAATCGAGCGGATCTGGTGCACCATGTCGTCGAGGGCGAGGGTCGAATCGAAATCGCGCTCCTGATCGGGAAGGTTAAGGGCAAAGGTGCGATCGAGGGCCGGGTAGCGGGCGGCCATCTTCTTGCGGTGGGTGACCGTGGTGGCCAGCATGTTAACGGTTAACTTCGAAACGAAGGCGAAGGCGCTCCCCCGTTCCGGGCGATAGCGGGGCAGCGACCGGAGGAGCTTGCCGTTCACGATGGCCATTAGCTCGTCTAGCTCCTCGTGCCGCATGGTCGCCTTCGAACGGATTAGGGAGAGGGCGACCGGGGCGCAGCGGCAGATAATTTCCCCGAGGGTATTCGGGCAGGAGGTCTCCTGGTAGTCGCGGATCAGCGCCTCGACCGCCGTGTTATCGAAGAAATGGCCGTTGCCGTTGCGTTTAAAGCCTTTCGCTACCTCATGCATTCCTTAGTAAGCGCGTCCCCACCCGGTCATCGCCCGCCGCACCTTCGGCGGCGGAGGGGGTGGGGTTCGTGCGTTACTGGGAATTACTGGCGGCGGTTCCGGAGGCGGCGGTGGAGCTTCAGGGGATTTCACCTGAACACCGGGCCGCCAGTCGCTCTCCGGGGCTACGGCAAGGTTGGCGGCGATCTTCGGGTAGTTTACTCCGGGAAGGAACTCCCGGGCAGCCAAAGCGTAAATTCTGGCATCCAAAGCCTCATTAGGACGGGAGTGGATCTTAACGAAGTAGGGGGCGGTCGAGCCATGGACCATCTTCTCCGCCGTGAGCTGTTTAAAGTATTCCATGTCGTACCCGGCGGAGGGATTGGCCGGGAAGTGCTGGTAGCCGGGGCCGTATTCGGTGAGCTTAAGTTGGGAGTACAAGCGCTCCTTCGGCCCATCGACCTTTAGGATCATAAGCGGCTTTTTCGCCCCCGACCGCTGCACCCAGTGGCTGGTATAGCCGCGCACCCCCTTAATCGCGTAGACGTACTCCCGGCGGCAGCGGAGCACGTAGGCGTAGGGTGCCGCCGGTTTGTTCGAGGAATCGATCGCCACGGCGGCGGGCCACATGAGGTGGCCGCTCGCATGTCGCCATTTCTTGCGCACCCACTCGTCGAACTCAGCGAAGATATTCGGCAGCTCGGTGTCGCCCTTAAACACCTTATAGGCGATGCCCCAGGTCTCTTCGCTGAGCCCGAAGCCGAGGATTTCGCATTCGATCCGGTCGTGCTGGACATCGGCCCCAACGGTTAACAAGAGCACCTTCTCCGGGATGACGATTTCATTCTCATACTCCGGGTAGAGTTCCCGCCGGGCGTAGAGCGCCTCGAAGTCCGGCGGGGGAGTCGTCTCGATCGCCCAGGTTTCGGCGAGCACTAGGTTCTGGAAGG